TGTACTATCGCAAAAAAAAGAGGCTATAAAGCCCCTTTTTCCTACCAAAATCAATAACAAAATCTAAAACTCCAAATCCTCTTCCTCATCAACGATAATTTCGTCAACTACTATAATATCGCTTTTAACTAAATAAGCTTTTAAATAAGCCTCCAATGTATTAAAAGCCTCATCTGCCAAATCGCTTTCACTATCTGAGATACTTTTAGCGAACTTAAACTCTGGAGTTGTATATTTTACCGCTCCTTTTTTCCCATCTGTAGCACTTGCCACCTCAACCCATTCATCACTCAATCGTGAGCGAGTCTTTGCGGTGAAATCTCCGTAGGCTTGACACGCTGCTCCTTTTAATTGTAGGTTTGCTATTGAGCCATCCTCGAGCATACAATAAACAGATTTTACATAATGCCCTCCGGCAGCTTTAATTTTCTCTTTAATGTCTTTATACAATCCTTTTGCGATTTCATTCCCTTTAAAAGGTTTTACAGTCATTACATCTTTTGAGATATATTTTACCTCGTTGGAATTGATTTGACTTGAACTTGCGTCGTTCCAACCTTTCACGGTGTGCAATTCGTCTAAAACTAAAAATTTAAAAGGTAAAGGAATTAAAACGTTTGTCGCATTTTCACGGTCGTAAAAACTAAAACATTTGTCATTTGATTTCCAGTCAATGAATTTTTGAGCTGGATTACTCATAGGCATTTGAAATGCATTTTTTCTGTTGCTTGTTGTACTCATAATATTATTTATTAATTTTTATGACTCTAAATTAAAATGGTAGAGCCTTCCATTTATTATATATAAATAAACTGCGTTTTATTTGGTTTTGAACCTCTCAATATTTCTGATAAATATCCTTTACTATAATTACTTACTTTTTTTAAATCATTTACTGAATAATAAAAAATTCCAGTATTTAAATCTAAAATAATTTTTGATGTTGGATTGTCTAAACCTGTTCTAGTTCCTTTTCTTAAATTAGACATTTTTAATTTTGATGCATCAGAATGTTTTTTGTTAAAAAAAGTATTTTCAAAACCTAGTCTAGTTCCTTTTCTAGTAATAGACATTTTTAATTTACTTTCTTCTGAAACAATTCTACCTTTTTGAGCAATAGACATTTTTAATTTAGTTTCTTCTGAAAATCTACCACTTTTATCAGTTGTAATTGTAAGTCTACAATTAAGACCATTTTTAATTACATCATAAAGTTCTTGGTAATATCTTTCAAAATTATTTAATTCCTTTATATTACAAATATGTATAATCTCAAAAGTATGATTTTGTACTCCGTATTTTTTTAAAGAATTATAAATTTTAGGTTGTTCTTTGCAATCTAATCTTTTATAATGTAAAATACGTTTTTCTACATTTACACTTTGACCAATGTAAATTTTACCATTTGGATTGGTAATTTTATAAATACCACTCATAATTTTTATTTATTTATGGATTTCGATTAAGTTGGGAAACCCTTCCAACGGTTATTATGAATTACAAATATACTAATTAAAATTTAATTTACTCTCATAAATATAAAAAGTTTCAATAGTATGCGTAAATTTTTGATAATCAATATATCGATTGTCTTTTATTAATTCGATTTGCTCATCGTTATAATAATGAGTTTTACTTGTATCTTTAAATTGAGGAACTAATCCCAAATCTTTTATTCGTTGTCGGATTGTATTTCGAGATATAAAAGTCATTTCCTCAATCTCATCTATTGAATATATCATTTATTATTTTTCTGTAAAGGTTATTTACTCGCTCCGAATTTATGCCTCTCTTTGCGTAAAATCTTAACACTCGGTTTATCCTGGTTTTTGCACTTTGTTTCGCTGTCATTGTTTAAAATTTTAAAGCGATTGAGTTTTTGCGTGGTGTAGTTCCCACTTTGGGAACATCGTTTCCGTACGCATCGATTATAGATTGTTTTTGTGCAAGCTTTAAAAGCTCAACCCTTGCATCCAAATCCGCTTTGAGTTGGCAGTAAATCGGATCCTCTGAATAGTCAATTGTATTGCCTCCGTTTGTCGGTGTAAATTCAACCCCGTAGCAACTATACTTCTCCTCTGGTAGGTGTTTTCTCATTTCGCTATCGGCTGAATTAATAACCTCTTTTAATCGGCAGATATTAGCCATAAAATGATGTTTATCAACTTCTCCGCTTTCGATTACATTATCAACCATTCGCTTACCTGTTAAGATTGCATCTTTTTTTGTAAAGGTTGGCTCGTACATTGTCAGTACTTGCTCTGAATTTTCTAAAAATAAACTTGAACTTGCTCCCATTTTAATTGATTTTTAAATAAGCGTTACACATTTTCTCATTGTTTGAGTAGTGGATTGATTGTACAGTTTTTCTCATCCACTTATCGAATTTTTTAACCTCTTTTAATTTTGCTTTGTTTTCCATTTTTGTGTGATTTGATTTATTGATTGTTTGATTTCTGTTTCGGCTTCAATTGGGATTAAGTCCTGAAGCTTCTTTGTGATTGTACCAATTTTATATTTGGCTTTCCTTCCAGCGTTTCTCTCGTTACTCATTTGATTGGAATAAGTTGTTAAGCTCTGTAACTCCCATAATTACTTTGCAAACTGTACAAAGTTGAAGAGCTGATCCAACCGATAAATTAGTAAAGGAAATGTTCTGCCTTAAATCTATTTTAATTCCTTGAACTAAATAAGGATATTTAATTGCATCCTCATTTAATAATTCTAAATACTCTGGTTTTAAACGTTCTAATAAATTTTTCATAATTATCGTAAAAATTGAGTTAAAAAATATACAGCAGCGATTGCTATAAATGTAATCTGGTGTTTTTGTTTTGATAAAAAAGTTTTCATAGTGTTTTTATTTGTTGTTATCTGAGTGCAAATATATAACTACTTTATTAATAAAATACTATTTAATTAAATATTAACTTTTATTTAACATTTATGTAATGTGGTATAATTTTCCATTAAAAGATTAAATTATATGCAATCGAGTATAAATTTTCCAGTAAGTACTAAAAAAATAGGCGAAATTTTCTACTAACGTAAAAAGTAATTATTAAAACAATCAAAAGCCATAACCACCAAAGCGATGTTATTATACTTTCTTTGCGTTCTATTTGTTTAACCTCGATTTGAGTGCGTTTTTCCGCCTTAATATTTGTTTTAGTACTTCTTTGTACCAATTCATTTTTAAGTGTCTTATTTCGGCTTATTTCGTGCTTATATTTTATCCTTGCATTTAGGATTGAAGTCTTTTTTCCTTGACTATCTATAATAATAATCGGTTTAACACTATCGATTGGCTCGATTGTAAATTCATTTGTATGAATTTCAGTATTTGAATCCGTTTTTATAGCAACTTTTACGGAATCTACTATTGTAATCTCGCTTTTTTCTTTGGTTTCAGTATTGCTTTTATTCACTTTGCGTGATCCGCAACCAACTAATAATAATAATATCAATAAATATCTCATTTTTTTTGTATTGTATTGTTAAAAAAATCTATAAAATCAGATTGAGGCTTCTCAATTTTTTGCACTTCCGTTATTTCCACCGAGTTTTTAATGTGATTTCGCACCTTAATCATTGCATTGGTTACGTTTTCAGCCTCAACTTTGTACTTTAAATCTACTCCTTTGAGTTTACAAATAAAATTGTATATCATAATATTAAATTTTGGCAGCAATCGTTAAAAATTGCCAATAATTAGTTTAAAAAATATGTGTTAATCTCATTATTTGCCCGTGTTCTTTTGAGTGCAAAAACGCCTCAACCGCCTTTGGTGCGTGTTGGTAGCCATTACGATGGTGCCAACTATCTGTTCCGCTGGGACTTCTTAGGCTTTCAATAGTAATACCTGCGTAATCTTTGCTCGTTTTATGGTGTACGTGGTGCGTATAGATATAACGATGCTTTGTTTGACTCCATTCAACAGGAAATTCAACTGCCATTAACAAAGGTAAATCCATTTGCTTTGCCCCATCTCCGTGAGTAGTTCCAATAAGATTATTAAAGTATTTAAAACCCTTGCGGTGTGCGATACTTGTATCGAATGTAATATTTTTGCACTCTTTAAAGTAGGTCTCAATTACTTGAGCTAAAAAGAAGCCGTTTGTATAATCGTGATTTGATGGATTAAATGTAAAATGAACATCGGCAACCCCTAAAAGCATTTCTAAAACGTCTGTATAAAGTTGTTTCGCAATTAAAAAATTTGTGTGCCACATTCCATCAGTATCCTGAGGCGTTCCACTTGTAGTTGTACGTAAAGGGCTGTCAATATGCAAAATGTCGTTACCTCCTATAAATAAAATTTTATCGATATTAAACGAACTTACCTTTTGTAGTATTCCTTTGACTCCTTCGAGTACTCTCTGGACTGCAATTTGATTATTATAAGCCTCACCGCTTTCAAAAGCCGAGCAAAGCTTACCGATATGAATATCCGCTGGATCAATGACTAATAAATACGAGTCTTTGTTTTTAATTCTTTTTAATTTTGGGAACTTCGGAGCATATTGCTGTAAATCATTAATTAGAGTTTCTGTTAAATCAGAAAATTGTTTTTCCTCTGCTTTTACAAATAAAGGATTTGTTACTCTTATACTTTCCGTTTTTGTTTTTAACCACATCATTGGAGCGGTTGTCGGATCAACTCCTAAATTATCACAAGCATCTAAAACCCCCTGATTGTTTCTTATTTTACCTACATATTTTCGCAAACTATCTAATTGCAATTTATCCCCATTTGGAATTATTGACTTTGCGATTAAAATATTACTTGGCTCTGATAATGCTTTTAAAATAATGTTTGTGTAATCATTCCATTGGTTATAAGCCATATTTTATTTTTTTAGTTAAGTAAAATAATTGACGGCTTCTTTATTCCGCCTCTTTGTCAATCCTGCAATTTCTTTTTTACCTACTTTATTCCATTTGCAAAATTCGGCAAAGATTGTTTTGTCGTTTGGATTTGCATTTACTTTTTTTAATAAAGTACTGTTCATAAAATTAGAAATTCCAATATTATAAGACAAAGATACTAAACTATTTAACATATTTTGATTTATTTCTTTTTTAACACACTTTAAAACTCCAATAGTGAATTTATCCGCTATCGTTTTAAACATTTCAAAGGCTAAATATTTGGAAATGGGCTTGTCGTTCATTGTAACTTTTGAACCATCAGCGTAAAAAGTCGAGCCATATCCAATCGTTGGAACTTTGGCAGAACATAAATAAGGTTTTGAGCTAAAACCTTCGAACTCTGTAATTAATAAATAACCGGCATTATTTAATTTCATTTTATTGAAAATATTTTAAAAAGTAGAGTAATTAATGCCCCGAATATAATCACAAAAGCAACTTTAAACTGATTTACGTATACAGAAATTTCGTTTTTGAAAACTTCTAAATTTTCAACTCTGTCATCAATCTCTTTTACTTGGGAAACCATTCCTTTAAAATTATTAAATTCACTTCCTAACAAAGCCTGTTTAATTTCTTTTATGTCTCTGCTTAATTGCTCTAAATTATCCATTATTTTCTTAATCGTTCTACTATGTTTGTAATTCCTTCAATTCCTATGTAAGCAGTCGCAATTATAACCCAATCGCTTGATGTTAATTGTCCGCTAAATAAACCCCCACAAGCTACTAAAAAAACAAGTAACTTGCGTGAAATCCATTTACTTAATATTATATCAAATTGCTCCTTGCTCATTCGAATATTATATCACTATTGTACATCGTATCCCATTTGCTCGAAAGCTAATTTAGAGTACAATTCCGCACTCGTTAAATCTTGCATTTGTGCATCTACTAATTCAACAGAAAATGCTCCTTGTTGAACATCTGTAAAGATTGCTCCTGCTCCGTCTTTGTATGCTTCGTGACTTGCATAAGTAGCCGCTGCAATTTCTAACGTCACACCGTTTGCACGTCCAGCATATTCTAAACGAACATAAACACTCGGTAACTCAATTTCTGTACCTTTAATTAAAATCTTTTTTTCTGCCGTAGCACTTACTAATAATCCCATAATTTATTTATTTATTTGTTATCCTATGTATGTCCACCCTGTGGATTTGTTAATATATAACCCTTCAACTACATCTGTGCAATATACACATAAACCAACCGCTGGCGTTGCTATTAATAGTCTTTGTGCGTTTGTCATTCTTGGAGGAAGGAATCCTTGAGTAGTTGAATTTGCTTGTAATAATGCACTTGTGTCTAAAGTAAAAGTTCCTCCTGTTGTTCCTGAAAATCCAACCCCTGTACCTCTTATAAATACTCTTTGACCACCACCAGCTGCCGCTATATGAAAATCAATTCCGCTTCCTTGATAATTATGAATTTGTGTAATAGTTGCAGTTTGTACAATTCCTCCCATTATACCTCCGTTACTACCTCTCGCTAAATTTATAGACCCGTCATTTCCTACTCCACCAACAGTTAATATTCCTGTTCCTCCTATTGTAGCTAAATCCCCTGTATCAGCACTATTTCTAACTCTTAAAGCTATATCAGTTGATAACGCTCCAGGAGCTTTGATTTGAAGTTTACCGCCTCTATTTGTATTACTTGTACCTATGCCAACTTCACCTGTTCTAAAAATATCCATTGCATCAATCGCTGATGCTCCTGTAGGATTAACAAAAAATCTAAATGGCGCAGCTATTCCTGCTCTTGTATCGAAATTAATACTTGCCATTTGTGTTGAAGTATTTTTGAATAAAAATCCAAATTCTCCATAAGCACTACCATAAGCACCGCCATTCGTATAAAATTGTAAAGAATCAGTTATTTGTGCACTTGAAAATAATCTTACTCTATTTTCTCCTGATGAATAAAACGATGTAATAACATTACTTGGTGATAAAGTTGAACCAACATTTAAATTTCCAATACTTAACCTTTTATTCGTATCATCAAAAAAGAAATTCGCATTATCTTGTGCTATTGTTGTACCATTTGAAAATAAAACTGAACCCGAAGTTAATGAAGGTAGATTGAATTTTCCATTAAATGCAGTCCAATCAGTTGAAGTTAAATAACCGTTTACAGTTGAACTCGCAGGTGATAATAAACCTATTACAGAACTATGCTCCCATAAACTATCAGCATCGTTCCAATATAGTACCTCGTTATTTAAAGCATCTACATTTTCAACGTCTGCCAAATCTCTTAAATAAATGTTTGGCAAAACTGCTACAGGAATAGCTGCCGTACTTCTTACAGGTGATATTCCACCAAATTGAAATTTATAAACAGGATTTGAACCTACAGGAGAAGTTAATCTATCAGCGTAATATTTTAATACTACTCTATCGGTATCTGTAAAAATACCATCGTTCCATAATGCAACCGCTGAAAATTCAACATATCCACCATTGGTAACTGGCAATGTTTTTGACGACTCCGTTATAAATGTTTCAACTCCTAAATTATCACGTTTGTAAACTCTAAAAAAGAACTCCGCTTGACCTGTTCCACTTGTACGGGATATATTTCCTATAGTTGTAATGTTAAAAATACCAGGATTTCCCGATATTATATTTGCATCACTAACTAATGAACCAACTAATTGAGCCGTTGTAGTAATTACACCCGTTGAAACATCAACCGCTGTAGTATTAAAACGTGAATCACTTATATTTCGAACTAAAACAGTATATCCAGAAACATCGGATGCTGTTGTAGTTGCATATAAATCCAAAGTAGAAGGTAAATCCGCTGAAGTTAAATAAATATTATTATCAACAGAACCATCTGCCTTTAAAAACTGTGTACTTACTCCCCCATCCTTAATTAAGTGAGCTGCTGTAATATCAAACTCTCCTAAGTTTACATCTTGCGTTGCACCGGTATAAGGAACAAAACCTTGTAATTCCCAAACAGCTGTATTGTCACTATTGTCTAAACAAACATATAAATCTCCATTGTCTAAAATCCATCGACTACCAATAATAAAACCTTTGTCAATGTCATCGTAAATAGTTGGTATTGTAGTAAAATTGTGGCTTACTTCTCTTATAGTAGTTCCACCATCGCCCATTACATATAACCTACCAGCTTCCCATTTTAATTCATATCCAACAGCACAAATTTGAGCAATACCTTTTGAACCTCCATAACCCGCATCGATAGTTCCCTCCTTTAATTTAGAATTATTATCTAAAATAATCCCCGCCCCTGTTTCAAATTCAATATTATTTGTAGTAATATTTCCCTCATCAGTTACTGATTGTAAAGTTGGAACTATAGGTGTTGGAATATCCTCCAATGTGATAAAAGGATTTATTCCATCCTCGCCATCGTTAATTAAATCTGAAGTTTTTGTAACCGCTGCAGGTATAATCGGTTTATTTTTTATATAGTCCGGAGCTTGGTCATCTGTTTCGTTCCAATCGCTTTGCACTTGCTCCCCGATTATACGATTAACATTTATAATGTACTCGTTTGGGTTTGCTATAATAGTAACCTCATCAACTGCAACCTGTACATTGATATCGATTGTTTCAACTATAACGGCACTATTAACAACGATTTCATTAATAGTGTCTTGTACTATAATATTTACATTATCGCTCATATTATCGTGTTATATCGTCCGTGATTGTGAATAAACCGCTCACCCAAGTGTTAACCTCTTCGTTAGCTGTAGTGATTTGAATATCATATTTATAAATGCACGCTTGTATATCGATAATTTGCTCGTTAATACAAAACTCCCCATTTGTTGGATCAAATATAGTTAACTCTGGAGTGAATGCGACAATCCCTCCAGCTTCTTTGCGTAATTGAATTTTAACAAGTCCATCGGTTAAATCCAACGGTACATCGTTAATGTTTATTTGGAAGTCTGTCTGTTTGAATGTGTCCCCTCTTTTTGTCGTAAAGTTTAATGTCGATGCCATTTACAAATTTTTTTAATTTTAAAATATTTTCCTCTGTTCGTTTGTCTGTTTTTCTCATATTTTTAATATGGTTTATCGAGCCACCATTTACCACAAATTAAATTGGAACGCATCGGGTTTACGATATTTGTAGAGCTACTTACGTACTCAGGCAAATGATTTTGATACAACCATCTAAACATTCTATCACGATACATTTCAGACTTTAAACGCATATTATTAACCAAATAATCTACTTCTGTTTTATCAACGGAAACCGAGTTTTCGGGTTGAGCTTTAAAGATACCATTATTATTTACTTTATACGCTCCGATTAATAGATACTCAACCGCTGCGGCTGCAATTAAAAACGGCACTATATACCCTTCGTACAATGTTAAATAATCACCTACTAAGTCATCGTTTTCAAAGTCCTCGCAAATCTTATTATATAACGTATCCCCTAATATTTCCTCAAGTCTAATTCTTTGAGCGTCTGCAATACAAGGGATATATAAATCAATATCAATATTCCCACCCAAAAGGGTGTTCTTAGTTAATTCGTTTTCCTTTAAAAGTATAGTCGTTGTCATAATTTACATATCGTGTGGTGCAATGTACACCTTTGGGTTATTTGTTGGAGCTATTTCTCCCGCTTTTCTAACTTCTGCTGGAGTTGATGGTTGAGCAGTTGTATTTCCTGTATTACCAACTTTTCTGTACATTTCACGAATCCAATAATGCTTGCAAGTTCCAAAAGGAAACGCATCCGATAATAAACCCCCACCCTTCCATAAAAATATGTCGTAAGGTTGATCGGGATTTGGTGACATACCAAAACCTGGATTTACATTTTTTTGACTCATATCTTGTATATCTTCTTTACGATATAATTTTTTAGCATTAATCATTTTCTTACAAAATTCACGCTCTGGATTTTCATTTCCTGCATATCTATAACGAGTAATATATAATTCTGTATCTTGTTCTGATTTGCTTTTTGTTCGTGCTATTCCTGTTGATGCACTTGCTAATCCAACCTCCATTAATTTAGAACTAATATTATTTAAACGCTTAATCTCTGCGTCTAATTCCTCTTCTTTGTCGTAATCTACAGGCTCAGAACTTACTAATTCCCATTCTTTCAAATCTATTTCCTCTCCGTATTCTTGAGTACTCAATTGAGCAATTTGTGGAACTAAAGGAGCAGCAACCGCCAAAGGCTCTTCGCTTCTCAAACTTTCAAATTGTAAATCCAAAGCGATAGCATTAACGGCAAAGATTTCCATTAAACCATCCAAAATTATTTCCTGTTTTGGTTTAATTACGTTTATCATTAACTCCTCAAATCCTACTTTTATTTCGTCAGCGTTTGAACTAAAACCCGCTGCATCTTTTACACCTACTAACATCGGAGTCGTAAGCTTGTGAGAGGTACAAAGTTGATTTTTAGCCTCAGCACTCAAATAAGCATATTGCTCGTGAGCGTTTGAAACTTCCAAAGCCGAAATTGTAATCTCGCTTTCTTTGTTATCATTCCAATTTAAAAAGAACGCACCCGCATTTTGTGAACCCGTTAAATGGTTTCTAATTTGTCGTGTGTTTTCTTGGATTGTTTCGGCACTTTCTTGAATACCGCTATTCATATTTATAATATGACCAAATGACAACCCCTTTTGAATATGATTTATAGAGTAGTTAGAAATTTCCTCCTCCATTTTTGCCCAACTAATACCAGCAACGTAAGAAGGATTACTATAATAAAATTGCCCGACCTGATAATCTTTAATTATATAAATTTCGGAGCGTTCCTGAGTTCCCTCTCCAAATCCAAAAGCATCAAAACGCTCCGGCTTGTATTTATTTACATTTGAAAAATCGTAACTATAATAATATCCATCAATATCGCCATCCTCATTTGCAACCTCTGGAGCAACTTTTTGCTTAGCTATATGGAAACATTTTTGTACTTTATTTTTTAAATATTTAACTTCAATCGCAGCTTCGCCAAACATTTCAAAGGCTAAATATTTGGAAATGGGCTTGTCGTTCATTGTAACTTTTGAACCATCAGCGTAAAAAGTCGAGCCATATCCAATCGTTGGAACTTTGGCAGAACATAAATAAGGT